ACATTTTTATGAATATGTTTCCGGTTCAACAACGTGGACAAATTCAAAAACATCCGCAGAAAATCGTTCATATTTTGGTAGAGCGGGTTATTTGGCAACAATGTCATCTGAGGCGGAAAATAATTTTATTTGGAAATTAATGTCGTCAGATGGTTGGTTTGGTGCTTCAGATGAAATGGGTGTGGTCAATACCGCTAAAGGTACCACTGCGTTCGCATCACAAGCAGCCGTTGAACAAAAGTGGCATTGGGTTACAGGACCTGAAAAGGGAACTCAATTTTCTAATGGTAGTACCGCTGTTACAGGTCAATATGCAAAATGGGCGGGTGGGGAACCTAATAATGCCGGTGGAGAACATTACGGTCAATTTTATTCAGGTAATTCGGGTCAATGGAATGATTTACCAAACACATCTTTACCCGGATATATTTGTGAATATGGTGACATGCCAGGTGACATCACCACAAGTACAACCATATTAACAAGAAATGTAGAAATTAGTGGGGCATCAAGTGGGTATATTAGTGGTGGTGATATTAATGTCTGTTCAGGTAGTAATAGTACAACACTAACACTTAATGGATATACAGGTAGTATCGCTAGATGGGAATCTTCATTTGAACTAAAACAACATACTATAGGGCGATTGTGAATTCAACTAGTCCAACAACTTGCTCAAGTTTACCAACGTCAAGTGTATTCTTGTCAGTTAAACCAACAAAATCGGGTACCATATTTGCTGTTAATAATTCAATATGTGCCGGTGGTCAAGTAGAACTAACATTATCAGGTCAACAGGGTAATGTAAATAAATGGCAACGTTCAACAGACAATATAAATTGGGTAGATATTTCTAACACAACTACAAGTTTAACACAAACGTTAAGTTCAGCCGGAACATATTATTACCGAGTTCAGGTACAAACACCAAATTGTGGTAGTGCAGTTAATTCGGACTCAAAAACAATTACCGTGACATCAGGTACGCCTCCTGTTGGTGGTTCGGTATCATCGTCGATTCATACCACAACAACAAACTCAGGAACATTAACTTTAAGTGGGTATAGTGGTAGTATTGTTAAATGGCAGAGGTCAACAAATGACGGTGTTACGTGGACCGATATTGTGAATACAACCGCATCGCAGTCTTATTCAAACATATCCGTAAAAACTCTATTCAGAGCACAATTACAGAGTGGGACATGTGGATTTGCATTTAGTTCTTCAGGTTCGGTTACGATAATAACAGAAACAATATCAGGAACAGTTACTATCCCTTCAGGTTTATCTGTAAGACCCGAATTAAAATTTTATTTGGTTGAAAATGGGGTCGAGACTTTACTGCAAACCGCAATAGTTGGTGCAACAGGTTCATTCACATTTAACCCAACCAAATATAATTCAACGTATAAGATTGTACCAACGTACACACCATCTTTGACATCAAATGACTTTAATGAAGTTTTTAATGAGTCACAAAATGAAAATACCCCAACCCAACTTCAACCCGGTTTAGTTCTTAATAATGGTCCTAAAATGAAAGCGGGGGACATAAATAAAGACGGTAAAATTAATATTTCAGACGCTTATCTGTTGGGTGCGAACATTAGTGGAATGATACCATTTAACGAAGTGTATTGGTACACATCATCAGATTTCAACTCCCTAACTTTGTCGAATTTTAACAACGTACAACCAGTGACAAATTTCACAATTAATTTTACCAATACTTCATTAATTTTCAATATTAAGTACATAGTAAAAGGCGATGCTAATTTATCCTCTTCGTCTTATTGAATCTCTAAAATCTTATTGTAGGTTTCCGTTATTTCTCCACAAGTTTCGTAATCTTCATTTTGTTCAAAGAAAGGTAAAATATCCCTAACTAAAACAACTGATTCTTGTCTTTTAAACTTTAGCTCGGTTTCCCATTGTAGTCCATTAATCTTAGCTCCCAAAACTAAAATAACCACTTGTTTATCCCTTCTCTTCAAACTTTTAAAAAGATTGGCTAAGGTTCTATAAATGGATTCTTTGTTGATGTTATAAAAATCACTGAAGTTTTTATAATCTTGTTTTAGTATGAGTTTTTTAATTACCGTGTCTTTTGGTTTGTTCGGTTCTTTTGTTGACATTGTCGATTTAATTTTTGGTTCATCACAAATATGACCATAAAAACCGACACAAACAAACTTTTAACCAAAAAGTTTAGAAAAACCTTTACACAGTATGTTCAATTTGAACCCTAATACAGTTCTGAGGTAGTCGATTAATGTGTCTGTAGTTGTTTATGTAACCCATCATATTACCACTGCCGATGGCGTTTGCGGAATGAACAACAACATCAACCACGGGTTTACCATCCATCCATTGTTCAACCAACCATTTTACACAATCCATTCCTGTTTTTTCAAGAATATTATCATAATCTAACTCATAGTTATGATAAACATTACGATGCCATTCAGCCATGGCGGTCTCACCTAAATCGTGGTCCAACGATATTAGAGATATGTTCTCCAAACCAATTTCACTAACTTTATTTACGAACTCTTCGTAATTTCTAACAACAACCCATTGGTCTTTTTCGATGGGGGTTCTTACATCGTCTAAATAAATTCTTGTTTTCATTGTATAATTCTTCTTACTAATTCTCTTCATTCACGTTCCAAGTGTTTGTATTGGAATAATAAATCCTCTTTAGTTTTGCGAACCCAATCATAAAATTCATCTGGTACACCATCAAGTATTTCTTTCATATCACCATTGGTACGAAGTACTTCCCAAATATCCCTATTTGATACGTTGGTTAAAATTCTATGTAAACGAACATACTCTTCAAATTTTATCTTCATCCTAAAATTAGATGGATAAAATCTAACAACAAACCCCTCTTCATTTGGTATGTTCAATTTTTTGTAAGTATCAAAAGTTTCTTTATTAAAAGTGACCATAGTACTATCGACAATATCTTCTTCCTTGATATTTGATGAGTGGAATATCAAATTTGATGTAGCCCAATTCAATTCTCCTTCAGGAGTGGTTATAGACAAAAATTTGATTTTATCCTCACCGTAATTTACTACGATTCTATTCTCAGGATAAATTATTTCACATAGATAAGTAAATTCTTTAGAAAACCTCCCCAAATCGTATTTTGACTTTAGAATCTCTAATCCTCGAATTGATTGTTCAGATGTGAATGAACCCCTTGTCGACATAATCCATTCACCATCATAGAAAAATAGTATACCGAGAGAACCATCCATTTTTGTTTGCACATGGGCATACTCACTGTCCCATGGAATCATATCCTTATCAATAACCTCCTCATAATTGAAAAACTTACCGAATGGTCTTGATATAACTTCTCCCGAATGAGTTGTAATAAGTCCACGACATTGCGTGGTAATATCATCCCATAAAGATTCATATTGTACTCTTGGTGTGTAATTCCAAATGTACAAATCTTTAGTTGGGTGGGTTTGTTTTACCAACAACCCATCTTCATGATATTTTTCGAGTCTATCTATCACAACTTGACCTCAAATCGGTTTTTCATTATTTCTAATTTGTCCTCAGGAACACCATGAACGTTAGACCCACCATGTCTATTTTCAACAATAACAGTGTGGACTCTGTAACCATATCTACGAGCCATTTCAAAATATGGTTCCATTTCCCATTCTTGTGTAAATGTATTTGAAACTACAACCCTAACAACTGAATTCATCATCAGGTTTGCACATCTTTGTTGGCAGTCGTTGTGAGCTTCCCTAATTTTTGTTGGGTCGAAATTGTAGTTACCCTCTTTATCCATAAAGTAATCATCCGCAGATAAAGGTTTCAACGGGTTGTTTGGGATGTATAGGATTACCTCACCCAAAGTCGATTTACCCGAGCCAGGGATACCACGAACAAGTATCAAATCTTTTGTATATTCCATTTTAAGATTATTTTATCACAAATATATACAATTATTTTTAGAATACCAAAAATAAAAAACCCCCAACGGTGAGTCGGGGGTTTGTGGTCATTTTGTGGTTTCAACACCACAGACTATAAAACGAGAGGAAATCGGCAAAGATGTCCTGTGTGAATATAAATATATATGTTTTTTTAAAAAGTATGAATATTTAGACCTTTTTTTTAAAAATTTTTATTTCACCATCTTTAAATTTTAAAGTTATGGTTTCATTTTCTTTGATGTCACCCTTTAAAATTGAATCACTCAAAAAGTCCTCACAGAGATTTTGAATGATTCTTTTAATTGGTCTTGCTCCATAATCTTCTTGAGTGTTGAGTTCTGAAATCCTTTCAATGATTGTTTTATCAAATGAAATCTTGAAATTCTTATCCTTCAATCTCACAACTAATTTATTCAATTCAATTCCAATGATTTTTTTGATAACGTCTTTGTCCAATGAATTGAAACTGATAATATCGTCAACCCTATTTAAAAACTCAGGATTAAAATGTTGCTTCAAAGATTTTTGTACAATGGATTTTTTAACTTCAAAATTTTGACTGTTAGACGATGAGGAATCAAATCCAACACCTTTACCAAACTCGGACACTTTTTTTGCACCGATGTTTGATGTCATAATCACAATTGTATTTGTAAAGTTAACCTTTCTACCAAATGAATCGGTTAAGTGACCCTCATCCAAGATTTGAAGTAAAATGTTAAACACATCTTTGTGTGCCTTCTCAACCTCATCAAACAAAACAACTGAGAATGGATTGTTCTTTATTTTTTCGGTTAATTGTCCACCCTCATCATAACCAACATATCCCGGAGGAGAACCGATTAATTTTGCAACATTGTGTTTTTCCATGTACTCACTCATATCTACACGCACAACTTTGTCGGGGTCTCCAAATAAAATTTCAGCGATTGATTTTGCTAAATATGTTTTACCAACACCTGTTGACCCTAAGAAGATAAATGAACCAATAGGTTTATTTGTGTCTTTGATTCCAACTCTATTTCTTCTAATCGCTTTTGAAATGATTGAAATGGCGTCATCCTGTCCAATTACCTTTGATTTTAACTTCTCTTCTAAACTTAGTAAGTTTGATGTTTCTCTTTCATCAATCTTAGAAAGTGGGACACCTGTCATTTGTGAGATAATATCATAAACATCATCTACTGTTACTGGCGTCTTGTTATCCTTTTGTTTTTCCAACCATTTTTTCTTCTCTTCATCCAACCTACTCAATATCTTTCTTTCCTCATCTCTCAATTTTGCCGCCTGTTCGTAGTTTTGACTTTTAACAACTTGTATTTTTCTTTCCTTTAATTCATCGGAATCTTTTTTAAGTTTTTCTAAAACTTCAGGAATTTTAGTGTTAATTTTTTTATCTGAACCAAGTTCGTCCATTACGTCAATCGCCTTATCAGGGAATTGTCTATCCGTAATAAATCTTGATGAGAGGTTAACGATTGTTTCAAATACATTTGGTTCATAAAATACCTTGTGGAAACTTTGGTACGAGTCTTTCAAATTATTTAAAATTTGTACCGTTTCTTCTTTAGTTGGTTCTTTTAAAATTATTTTTTGAAACCTTCTAACTAACGCACCATCTTTTTCAATGTGTTTTTTAAATTCATCAAAAGTGGTTGCCCCAATACATTGAATTTCACCTCTTGCTAACGCGGGTTTCATGATATTCGCAGCATCCATTGAACCACTGGCATTACCCGCACCAACCATTGTATGTATTTCATCAATGAAGACAATGACATTGGGTTCATTTTGTAATTCATTCAATATCGCTTTGATTCTTTCTTCAAATTGACCTCTATACTTGGTACCCGCAACTAATGATGTTAAATCAAGTGATACGATTCTTTTATCTAAAAGATTCGACGGACAATCACCTTTAACGATTAGTTGTGCCAACTTTTCAACTAAAGCGGATTTACCCACACCAGCATCACCAACTATTACAACATTGTTTTTCTTTTTACGAGATAAAATCTGAGCAATTCTCTTAACCTCACTATCTCTACCAATGACGGGGTCAATTTTACCTTCTTCAACCATTTTGTTTAAATCCCTTGAAAAATTATCAAGGATAGGGGTGGTAGAACCCTTTCTTGTCTTTTTAGGGTTGGAAACATTTCCTTCTTCGAAAAAATCTACTGACATCTGAATTATTTTTCTTTAAGTATACAAAATATATCCCGTAAAAACAAACAATGACATTTTTTCAATTGTATAAAAATAAAAATGACATATTGTCTAAAACGTCTCAACAGAATATGTTCTTTACAAACATACTCAAAAAATGGAAGATGTGTTGCTCGGGGTTTTTTATTTGATATTTATTATGTATAATAATATCTAAAAAAATTATGGCGATTATTTTAGAAAAAACGGAAGGTAACTTAATTGAGGTGGTAGTAACATCTTCAAATATCGGTAGAGCGGTTTTCAATACCGAAGATAACAATCTTGTAATTGAATTTAATAACGGCTCTATTTATGAATATGAAAAAGTGCCGTTAGAGGTGTTTACAGATTTTAAGAAAGCGGAATCACAGGGTAAACATTTTAACGCAAACATTTCAAGAAGTTTTAAATACAAAAAGATAAAATGAAAAATTATAGAGAATTTATTGAAGATATTGAAAAAGATAAAGAAATAATGAAATCCTTTATACCTAAGGATTCTCTATCATTGGAAATTTTTAATAAGACAAAAAATTCTTATGTTATAAAAGAAGAAATAAGAGAGAAACTTTTAGAAATCACCAACGCATTTCTTGATTTTATCGGTATTGATTTTTTTATTTATGATATCCATTTTACAGGTTCTTTAGCGAACTATAATTGGTCTAATTATTCTGATTTAGATATCCACATATTAGTTGATATAGATGAGTTTGATTCCGCAAAATCAAATTCTATCGTTTTTCACGAAATAATAAAAGAGTTTTTTGAACTTAAGAAAAAAGCATGGGCGGCGTCAAATGATATCACTGTAAAAGGTTTTGAAGTGGAGTTTTATGTTCAGGACATTGATTCTCCTGGCGTATCAACGGGTGTTTATTCTATTTTAAATAATGATTGGGTTGTTGAACCTAAACAAATAGAATCTGCATTTGACTTAGACGATAAGAAAATCCTTGAGAAGAGTGAAGAATATGGTAAACTAATCGACAGTTTGGAAAAAAGTGCTGAAGAAGGTAATGACGTTATAAAACAAGTAGATGAACTAAAAAGTAAGTTAAAGAAGTTCAGACAAACTGGATTAGAAGTGGGTGGTGAATATTCGTATGAAAATTTAACTTTCAAGTTATTACGAAGAAATGGTTACATCGAAAAGTTATTTGATATAAAAACAAAGGTCAGAAATAAAAAATTGTCCCTACCACAGTAAATAGAATAATTTTTTTTACTATATGCATGTATTTATAGGATACAAGAATAATATAATTATCAACATTTAAACAAATGGCAGATTTAAAACCACTAGGAAGCGAAAAACTTAACGGAGACGACAAATTGAAGCGTATCCTTGAGTTAACCTATTACGGTAGTGATAAAAAATCAACTACATCAAATCAAACATTAACATCAAAAACCGAATATCTATCAGAATCAGTGAATGGGTCTAAATTTGGTATTGTTAAGGAAAAAGATGGATATTACGTAAAAAAAGGGTTAAATGAAAGTTCATTAGACTACATTGGTGGTCTTTTCATGAAAAATAAAAATAGATTTAATTCATACGCTGAGGCATTAAAAAGATTACAACTATTATCTGGTGGTGAACTTAATGAAGCAACAAAATATGTTTTAAAACAAAATTCAGGACAAGCAAATGAAGCCCCTGTACCCGCACCTGACATGGGTGGTGATGTTCCTCCTGCACCTGACATGGGTGGTGATGTTCCTCCTGCACCCGCACCTGATATGGATATGGGTGGTGATGTTCCTCCCGCACCTGAAATGGGTGGAGATGTTCCACCGTCAGATGAAACAGATATGGGTGATGAAGGAGATATGGGTGGCGCTAAACCATCTGATTATATGTCCGAAATTCAAAAATATTCAGGTAAACTTGGTCAAGAATTAAGAGACCAAAAAGAAAAAATGGAAAGTGATGATATCAAATACGTTTTGAATATGATTATTTCCGCTGTTGACTTGGATAAACTTGATGACGAGGATATTGAAGAAATTGGTAAAAAATTCGATAGAGAAATCGAAGACGACGCAGATATGTCTGATGATATGCCAGATGTGCCTGCCGATGATGATACTACACCCGCAGAACCAACAGGAGATGAGGGAGATTTAGGTGAAATGGATGTAATGGATAAATTGGAAACATTTATCAATACACCAATGTCAACCGAAGAAGAAATCGATTTATCAAAATACGCTGATTTAGGTAATGATGATGTTAAAGAGATTGATTTAGACGAAATAAAGAAAGAAATCAACAAAAGTATATCTGAAACACTGGGTAAATACTTTAAGTAAATGAGACTGATATATGTCAACGAAATCGGAACCGATTATAAGGGTCAAAAACAGTATGAATTCATTTTTAGTGAATCTACTGAGATAGACATGGACGAATGGTTTGACGTACCAGCATCTTCTACATCTACACCAAAATCACCAAACATAGAATATATTGACCAAGTAGGTCTCTTAAAAGACACCGACATAGTTTTTGAATTGATACAAAATTCTGACTATTTCGGTGTTATTGATGCTGTGGACGGAATAATCGCTATGGCTTGGGAAAAATCAAATTTTGATTTGGAAGAAGATAGATTGTTTTTCCGTTTTGGTGAATCATATGAAAATGTTTCAAAAAAATTAAAAGAGAGGAATTTTACTCTTGAGAAAAAATCAATAAAATTCAAAGAATCATGAATAGAAAATTAATCATCGAAAAATTAGTTATGGAAGGGTTTTCAGATAAGACTCTTTCTCGTTTAAGTGATAACGAACTCATAACACTTTCAAATACCGTTTTAAAAGAGGCGGGTTCTGTTATGATGAAAAAAACAACATCTCCTGCTGAAGTTAAAAAATATACAGATGCTGGGTTCAATGTCCAATTAACAGAAAAAAATAAAACAAAAGTTTGTTCCGTTTGTGGAATGAAAGATTGTAAGTGTAAAGATAAAAAACACAAAGAAAACAAATCTCAAGAAATTGAAGAATGGGTTCTAGATTTAGCAGAATCAAAGTATTCTCACTTTACATCAAAAAAAGACATCATGGGTGTTATAAATGAAAAAGTTGGGGAAACGTTCCAACCAATGCCAAAAAGTAAAGCACGTAAAGGTCACAATGGTGTTCCTGAGTTTATGTCATATGATGCAATCGTATCATCACAACCAGCACCATCAAAACCTGATGTAGACACCCCAACCAAACCAAAGACACCTGAAAAACCAACTATAGACCCGTATGCGCCAGGTGAGGGTACTGACCCAAAACCAAAGGCATTAGCTGAAAAGAAAAAAATGTCAAAATGAGATTTACAAAAAAAGATTTAATATCTTTAATGGAAGATATTAATGAAATGCCAATGGATTTTGATACAGAAGATAGACCTTATCAAGGAATACAAGATAAACTATCTCAAGGTGATACACCTCTAAAAAAAGTACCTTTACCTCAAACAGGTGATGAACCAAATAAAAATTTCCAAGAACTATTAGCATCAGAAAGATATAGACAAGTTGTTGCTAAAGTAAGAGAATACACAGGTGTTCAAACTCCTATGTCAGGTGAACGTGGTATAATGCCACTTGCACAAATGATGATGGGGGCTCACAATGAGATTATTCAAACAGAATCAGCACATAAAGAAGCACTTGAACAATTGGCGATAGAATTGGTAAAAAGAGAAATGTCTATACCTGAAGGTAGATTACAATTTGATGCTAAAATTGTTGGTGTTGGTCAAATAGATACTTCGAATTTCAATAGAGAAATGCAAGAAGAACCTAACATGGAACCTGTTGATATTGAACAAGAATTATCTGATGATTTAAGTGTTTTAAATTTAGAAAAGGCAAAAAGAAGATTAATTAATAGTATGATACAAGGGGCATCTAAAAAAGGTCACTACATGTATCATTATGTTGCGGATAAAATTAGAGAAATCACAGGTTCAGAAACCTTACTTAATCAGTATGGAATATTAATGTCAGTAAATGATACATTATATTGGCAATTGAGTGATGACACCATGAAAATGATGATGGGCGGTGCCGGCGGTGGTGGAAGTGTAGGTGGTAAACAAGAAGTTAGAAGAAATACTACACCACCAACCATTGTTGCTCGAGGTATTAACTTCCCAATATTAGTTCACGAATTAATTAAAGGAGTTTTAGAATTATTCGCCATTCAAGGTAGACCTAAGGATGAACAAGGTAATGAAGACCCAAGATGGTCTGAAGTTGAACAATCTGAAGATACTTTAGAAAAAGAAATATGGGACTTGAGATTAGGTCCAGCAATTTGGGAAAGAATGCGAAGACAGTTCCCTGAGGAAATTTTACTTGACGATACTAAATTTGAATTACAAAACTACCTTTTAGTTAGTATTTTCAGATTACCCGCTAAAGAATTTTTGGTTTTCACCAAAGAGGTATTATCGGGTTCCGAAAATGGAAAAAGATTTATGGGAGAATTGTTACAAGGAATTGACCAAATGTTAAAAAATCAAGATTACCAAGATGCGATGTCAAGGTTTAATGAAGACTTAGAACAAGTAAGTGACGATGTGAGTGATGATGATTTAAGAGGTTTCTTAGGAGATATAGGTATTAGATTCTCAGATGATGATGAAGACCCTGAGGGTCCAACATCTTAAAATAATACTAAAGGGTGGTTTTAACCACCCTTTTTCATATTTATATATATGAGTAATCAAAAAATTGAACAATTAAAAGAGTATGCTCGTATAATGAAGGATACGACCTATGCGTTGAAAACGTATCTTCAAACATATGATAATACTCAGAAAAAATATGTACCGTTAGAGTTATTTCCTGACCAAATTCAGTTACTCAAAGATTACGAACAATACAACGAAAATATAACTAGAAAGTATAGACAGGCGGGTGTAACTACAGTAACCGCCGCTTGGATTTCCAAAAAGTTACAATTAGCGAAACCTGAAAATCCTGAAAGGGTTCTTGTTATCGCTAACAAAAAGGATACCGCGGTCGAAATGGCTAATAAAGTTAGACATTTCTTAGACCAATGGCCTGATTGGTTAAATGTTGGGTTCTCACCCGATAAGAATTCTGAAAGTAGATTTAGATTAAACAATGGATGTGAGGTCAAAGCGGTGGCAACATCTGCGGACGCATTACGTGGATATACCCCAACCATACTTGTATTTGACGAAGCTGCATATATTGAAGCTGGTGAAGATTTTTGGGCAGCATCAATGGCGTCATTATCAACGGGTGGTAAAATTATTCTAATTTCTACCCCTAATGGATTTGACCCGATTTATTACGGTGTATATGACCAAGCAATCAGAGGTGTTAATGATTTTCACATTACGGATTTAAGATGGTTTAAAGACCCACGATACACAAAAGATTTAAGATGGGTTAAGTGTTCGGATATTGTTCACTATATGTTAAATAGGGAACAATACGACGACAACGAAGTTGTAATGTACGATTTTGACATCGCCAACTATAAACAATATGAAGAGGATGGGTATAAACCACTTTCTTCATGGTTTGAAGCAATGTCTAAAAAATTCAAATTTGATAGACGTAAAATTGCACAGGAATTAGAGTGTGATTTTTTAGGTTCGGGTGATGGTGTAATCCCTAGTGAGGTTCAAGACAACATTGTTAAAAACATGATAAGGGACCCAAAAGAAAAATATATGCAGGGTACCTTTTGGCAATGGAAAGAACCAATACAAGGTCACAAGTATATTATGGGTGTAGACGTATCCCGTGGAGATAGTGAAGACTTTTCATCAATTAACATTATTGATTTTGATGAGAGGGAACAAGTTGCGGAATATATTGGAAAAATACCACCAGATGATTTAGCATCCATCGCATACAAGTGGGGTATTTTATATGAGGCGTTTATTGTTGTCGATATTACAGGAGGTATGGGTGTTGCTACATCAAGGAAGTTACAGGAATTGAACTACAAAAATCTTTACATTGATGGTATTAATACCAAGAATATTTGGGAGTATAATTCCAAAGCGATGGAGAAAATTCCCGGATTAAACTTCAACAATAAAAGAACACAAATTGTTGCTGCGTTTGAGGAACAGTTAAGAAAGGGGTTTCAGGTAAGGTCAACAAGATTAATGAACGAATTAAACACGTTTGTTTATATAAATGGTAGACCTGACCACATGAAAGGAGCCCATGACGATGCAATTATGAGTATGTCTATGGCTTTATATGTTGGTGACATATCTTTTAGTCAATTAACTAAAAATGAAAACGCAAATAAAGCGATGTTGGAATCATGGACTTTGTCTGAAAGAACATATGAACCAAACAAATCATTTTATTCTTACGGTACCGCTTTTGACCAAATAGGTTCAATGTCCATGGATAATGACCCAAGTATCCCAAGACACACTAATAACGCAACAAAAGAAAATTACCAACAGTACGCATGGTTGTTTGGTAAAAAAAGATAATCCTTTATTATCATAACAGAATTAATTATATTCTCATAAACTATTTATATACATGGCAGAAAGTAATTTGACGGTTTTTCAGAGATTAACAAAGGTGTTTGGGTTTCCTAATAAGGTAACTCCTGAAGAAGCTCCGTCTTTCAATTTTGACAAAGAGCAAATATTAAAAACAAATAGTCGAGAAGAGTATGAGAAAGCGATGTTGCAAGCACAACAAAGCCAATACATCGCAGATAAATGGACAAAACTCGACCAATCTCTTTACAACCAATCGGTATACTATGAACCTAACAGGTTATCGGCATATTACGATTATGAATCAATGGAGTTTACTCCTGAAATTTCTGCGGCATTAGACATCTACGCTGAAGAATCAACAACTTTATCCGAAAAGGGTGAAATTTTAACCATATTTTCAGAATCAACAAGAATTAAAAGTATTCTTGAAGATTTATTCATGAATAGATTAGATTTAAATACTAATCTACAAATGTGGACAAGAGGTGTGTGTAAGTATGGAGACAACTTCGTTTACCTGAAAATTGACCCTGAAAAGGGTATCATAGGTTGTCAACAACTACCGAATATTGAAATAGAAAGACACGAGGGTAAAGAAAGTAAAACACCGAACCAACAAAATGCAATGCAGATGCCCACAAGGGAATTAAGATTCCAATGGAAAAACAAAGAGTTGGAATTTCAAGCTTGGGAAATTGCACATTTTAGATTGTTAGGTGATGATAGAAAACTTCCTTATGGTACTTCTATGTTGGATAAAATAAGAAGAATTTGGAAACAATTACTTTTAGCTGAGGATGCTATGTTGATTTATAGAACAACAAGAGCACCTGAAAGAAGAGTTTTCAAAATCTTTGTTGGTAACATGGATGACAAAGATATCGAAGCATATGTACAGCGTGTTGCAAACAAATTTAAAAGAGACCAAATAGTAGACTCAAGAAACGGTCAGGTGGATATGAGATATAATCAAATGGCAGTAGACCAAGATTATTTCATACCTGTTCGTGACCCCGCTCAAACAAATCCAATTGAAACTTTGGCGGGAGCTCAAAATTTAGGTGAGATTGCGGATATTGAATACATCCAAAAGAAAATGTTGGCGGCTCTTCGTATTCCTAAAGCATTCTTAGGTTTTGAAGAAGTTGTGGGCGATGGTAAGACTCTTGCGTTAATGGATATACGTTTTGCAAGAACAATTAATAGAATTCAAAAATCAGTAATTCAAGAATTAAATAAGATTGCATTAATCCATCTTTATTTACTTGGTTTAGAGGACGAATTAGACAACTTTACATTATCATTAACCAATCCATCTGCTCAGTCTGATTTATTAAGAATTGAACAGTGGAAAGAAAAAATAACCTTGTATAAAGATGCAACATCAGACCAATCTCAAATAGGTATTCTTCCTGTTTCACATACATGGGCTAAGAAGAATATTCTTGGTATGAGTGATAGTGAAGTAGTGTTGGATTTACAACAACAAAGACTTGAAAGAGCGATAGGATTTGAATTAACAAATACACAAAATGTAATTAAACGTTCAGGAGTATTTGATGATGTGGATTCTAAGTATGGTGTACCTGAAGAAGAAAGACAAGAAGGTGGTGAAGCACCTGAAGGAGGAGGAGGAATGGGTTCAGATATGGGAGGAGGAGCACCTCCACCTCCACCGCCAGCCGGTGGTGAAGCTCCATTGAGTGAAAATGAAACTAAAAAACATAATATATTGAGCATGTTAGGTGAAAATGAAAATTTAAAAGATTTATTTAACATGGATAAAGCTCAACAGAATATTTATGAAATAGAAAATAAACTAAAAGACTTTTTAAACGAATAACTGAAATGACAAACTTTGGTGAATTAAAAACAAAACTATTGACAAAATTAACCGAATCGTACACCTCTAATAAAAAGAGTGAAATTAAAGATTTGGTAAAAAAACTAAAATCAAATAAATCTTTGGTTGAGATGTATATGTTTTATGAAAACATAGAAAATCTTAATATTACAAGTAGAGATAAAGCTAAATTGTATGTAGAATCTATTGAACCGATTTTGATTGATAAAATGAAATCTTTGAAAAAAGAGATGAAAGAATTCGGTAAATCTCTCAAAGATGTTGTTGTGGAAAATACTTCAGTATACAATGACTTAGATATCTTATCTGAAGAGTCTAATATGCACAATATCGCATCTAAAATTGACGCCAGAGAAAATTTAATAAATCATTTAATTTCTGAAAAGAAAAAAGAAGTTGTTGAACCTTCACCAATTCAAATTGAAAACCATTCATTGTTAAATGCGGTGTTGGTAAATAACTTTAATATAAAATACGCAGATTTCTTAAACGAAGAACAAAAAGGGACGTTTAATAAGATTGTTTCCATGACAAACGATGATTTGGTTTTGGAAATGAATACAATTAAAAAAGAGTTGAATAATAAACTCGATTCTCTTTTGAAAGAATCAACTGAAGACTCTGTTGTAAGTAAACTTAATAATGTGAAATCAGAGGTTGATAAGTCAGAGGTTACAAAATACAATTACTACAAGTTGATTGAATTGAAAAACGGTTTAATTTGATTTTTCTTGATTTGTAAACAATTGTTGTTTGTAGATAGCTTTTAACTTTTTACTTCTTTTAGCAACTGAGGGTTTAGTATATTGTTGTTTTTCCCTCAATTTATCGTTTTGTTTAGTCTTTTGAACCTTGTATTTGTATTTCTTTAATGCGGATTCAAGGTTCTTCTCTTTATTGACGTTTACGATTATCATATGTTTTTTTTAAATATAATTGAAAAGTTTTGATTTGTTAAGTTTATTCTGTATATTTTAAATACACCATAAAATATATAAGTATGATAAATTTAAATGAAAAAAGGAAAGTTTATTTCAATAGGTGTACACAATAATGTAAAGATTGGGTATGGTACTGTTGATTATAAGAACTTAAAAACGGTCTACATTCAACTAAACTCATGGACCCAACCCACAATAATCGACCACGACTTTGATAAGTTAATCTCGAAAACCAGAAGACAAATCAAAGAAAAAATTTATTCTTTGAATTCTGATTTATTCAAAAAAGAATCAATAGTCGATTTAGATATTAAAACTAATGGCATAAAAGAAAATAAAAGGTCATTCATGGACCTTGAAATTACTTTATATGTAGAGAAGTTTTTTGATGTAAGGTCAAAAGAGGTTAAAAATATTATATCCAACTTATCAGAATCTATAGTAGATACCGTTTTAACGGACGAAACTTTATTTAATTTCTTTGAAAAAAAGAATTAATTCAGTATTCGGGGTATTTATTATAAAAAAGTTGGATGAAAATACTCGGGCCAAATGAAACCGGTAAAGGTATACTAATTGAATACGATGCCGGATATATCTCACCATTAGAAAATCAGAAAATAATTTCTGAGATGAAAGACGTGGATTACTCGCAAGATGTAGTCCTTTATGCTGTTTTGCAGAAATATGACACACCAAATAAAAATGGTAGAATATATCCTGAAAACATATTAAAAAGAGAAAACGAAAAATATCAAACCTTAATAAAAAAAGGAAGTGCTCTTAATGAGTTAAATCACCCAACATCTTCTCTTATCGATTTAGATAGAGTTTCTCATTCCATATTGGAAACATGGTGGGATGGGAAAATCTTAATGGGTAAGATTAAATTGTTTACATCTCCCGCTTGGAAAAAAATGGGTATCGTTAGTACCAAAGGTGACCAAGCAGCAATGTTACTTATGAATGGTGCAACACTTGGTATTTCTTCAAGAGGTGTTGGGTCATTAAAAAATATTAAAGGACAAAACATAGTTCAAGAAGATTTTGAATTAGTTTGTTTTGATTTAGTATCATCTCCAAGCACACCAGGTGCATATGTATTCTCTGATTTAAAAGACAGAGACCAATACCAAGAATCAATTCAAGATAAACCTGCCGACTCTGACAGAATGAAAAATTTGATGTCTAAGTTGGATACTTATTTGGGTAAATAAGAATTTAATATAGTTTATCATACTATAATCCGTATTTTTTTACATTATCGACATATTTATAGGTAAATATATTTAATAAAATGAGCGAAAAATCCATTCTAGAACAAGCATTACTTCAAGTACAGACTCTTGAAGAGGCAGTAAAAGCAAACGCAAAAGGTATACTTGCATCTACTATGAAGCAAGAACTAGGTGATTTGTTGAAAGAATCAATGGAAGATGAGGAGAAGGAAGTTAAAGAACAACCTACTCCTGAAGAAGACCCCACAGATGATGTGTCAGCAAAAGCTGATGATGAAACAGGGGACGATAAATCGGACGAGGATGATGACGAATCATCTGATGAACCAACTAAAGGTATCGACGATAAAGATTCATCTGAAGATGACGATGACGACATGGGTAATATGTTTAACATGGGCGGATTCGGAGATGACGAAGATGATAATGACGTTGTTGATATGACAGGAGCTGATGAAGACGAAATTTTAAAAGTATTCAAAGCAATGAGTCCTGAAGATGGTGTAATCGTGAAAAAAGATGATGACCACATTGAATTGTCTGATGGTGATGATGAGTATATCATTAAGTTAGGTGAAGAAGACTTAGATGAAACTATGATGTCTGAAGAAGATTTAGAAGAAGGTGATGAATCAGAATATTCCGATGAAAATTTGGGAGAAGGTGATGAATCAGAATATTCCGATGAGTCTTTGGAAGAAATGATGGATGACTCTGAAGAAACTGTTTACGAAATCGAACTTGATGATACAAACGAAGACATGTCATATGAAGATGATGATGAAACCTTAGGTGGTGAATCATTAGAAGAATATGTTGACGAAACTTACGAAGAAGGTGATGATTCTATCGAAGGCGACGTTGAGGAATCTGCTCGTACTATGGGTAATGGATATCATGGAGGAATTAAATCCAAAAAGAAATTCCAAGCTGGTAATAAGAGAGAAGAAATCAACGAAGAAGTTAGCAAACTTAGAAAACAAAATGATGAATACAAGAAAGCTCTTGTATTATTCAAAGAAAAGTTGAACGAAGTTGCTGTCTTTAACGCCAACTTAGCTTACGCCACTCGTTTGTTTACTGAACACTCAACCACCAAACAAGAGAAGTTAAACATCTTAAAGAGATTCGATTCAATTTCAACCTTGAAAGAGTCTAAGAACTTATATAGTTCTATAAAAACTGAATTAGACACTAAAAAACCTGTGACTGAATCAGTGGTTGATAAAATAACTACGGCACCAACTTCTTCTTCATCTCAAAAAGTATTGTCGGAATCTAAAGCATATGAGAATCCACAATTCAAGAGAATGAAAGATTTGATGTCGAAATTAAAATAAACAATAAACTTAAAAATTAAAAATCAATACTAAAATGGGAGCATTATTAGAATCAGGTATGGTTGGTAACATCGGTCTTAAGCACCTTCGTGTTATCAAAGAAGATACCATCAAAAAATGGGACGACTTAGGATTCCTTGAGGGTCTTAACGGTCACCAAAAAGACAACATCGCACAATTGTATGAAAACCAAGCTTCATACTACCTAAAATCCAAGACAGAACGGCACAAAATGCACACCGTCAACCTTACGGATTCCCAAGTGATGAGACTGACCCAGCTGCAGGTTACACAGGTAATAACTTGTACGACCGTTTCTATGAGTCAAGTGATTCAGTAGATTCAGGTTTGTTCGATTACTCAAAAGGTACTTTTACAACTGTTACAGGTAGTTCTATTGAATTCGTAACATTCAGTAACGGTACTGCGTCAACTCAAGCAACAATCGCTTCAGGTACTTCAGTTTCAAGTGTAATCTTAAAACTTTCTGGTTTCACTACTTACGATGGAGCAGCTAAACTTGCAGGTCCTAACGGTCAAGTTATGGACACTGAAGAATTCTTAGCTTCATTAACAGTACTTAGTTTAGATAGTAGTTTAACTACTCACTTAGGTGCCGCATCATCTAACATTCCTTTCAACGTTGTAACTCAAAAATACGGTAAAGGTATTGTAGAATACGGAAGTAAAGGTACTGGTAGAACTGGTAAATATGACAACATTTGTGACGCTGAAGGTGTTATCTACCTTCAAGTTGACTTACAAAAATATAACGGTGTAACAACTGGATACACAGACTACACTGTGGCTGCAGACACATCATTAGCAGCATCTGACTTACAAGTTAGATGGAGAGAATACAGTTCACTTGAATTCGAAGAAGAAATCGGTGAAGTATCTTTCGACCTTCAATCAGTAACAGTTTCTGTAACTGAAAGAAAGTTAAGAGCTAGCTGGTCTCCT